TTCCATTTCTGCATTAAATAATTCTACTAAAGATTTTTGCTGCGGTATTGCTTGACTTAGTTTAAAGCCATTTCCGCCAAAAATTTTAGAAATGATCGCTTGCATTGTATTTAATCTTATGTCTTTTTCTTCCTGAGAATTAGCAGCATCTAAATATCTACTCCACAATTCTTTAGCTTCTGTCATTACCTCTTGAAAAGAAGCTTCTGGCTTCTCAATATTAGAGTTATTTAATTCTTCTTCAGTCATAAAACTAGTACCAGTAATTTTAGCTTCTTCTTCCATAGCGTCCGCCACTGCTTTTACTAAACCATCATAACTTAAAGGAATTTTAGGCACAATCGCTCTATATCTTGATCCCGCAAAAATAGTGGGAGTTTCTCTTAAATATAACCAACGAGTAGCATTACGATTTTCATCATATTCTACTCCTAAATAAGCAATAATATCAACTAAGCCATTTACTGCCTCAGCACATGCTGGTGGTAAATTAGGACTAATTTGTTCAAGTTTATTTCCTTCACTATCTGTTACATCTGTGGTTTTTGTTTTTGAATGAGCAATAAAAACAATAGCATATCCTTGTTTAGAAAGTTCTCTAAAAGTTTTCTCAAACTCTTCACGCAACATTTTAAAACCGCGACCCCAAGGAATTTCAGAAATTTCTGTGACTCCCTGCTGTTGCTTTATATAGTCTTCACACATACTATAAGCTATGCCAACAGTATCTATAATAATAGTTTCAAAACGTTCTTTAAATTCTTGCTTTTTTAACTGACGACAGATATCTTAAAAAGTGCTCCAATTATCAATATCTGCAGCATATATATTTGCTAATGCGTGATAACCAATTTCAAAGGCGCAAAGTAGCGGGCGCGGCCACAACACAGCAGTACTTGTTTTTCCTGCTTTTTCACGACCGAAAATTTCAACAAATCGTCCACGTAAATCTTTACATAATCTTGTTGGCTGTAATTCTGCTAAATTTATCTTTGCCATTTATATCCCTCCTTATAAGAAATAGCTGGGATTACTCCCAGCTATACTTAGAGGCAGTAGCTGCCGGAGCTGCAGGTTTCTTAGCACTTGCGTTCTTAGCATCAATCTGTAGCTGCTCAATATTTGCCTTTCTTACATTAAAAGCTTTCTTAATATCAGCAGGATCATAAGCAAATTCTTCTTCCTTGCCTTCGTCATTACCTGTCGTAATAACTAGTTCCCTAATAGTTCTAGTAGTCATATCAGGGACATCTTCACCCCAAGAACTAGAAGCACCAGACGCTTTTTCTTCTCTAGAGCTTACACGAATACGACCCTTAACTCCAACAGTATCATTAATATTCCAATTACGTTCAACAAAATCAACTGCTTCAGGATTTTCAACAACAAATTCCACAACATCAAGGCGTCCACCATACTGGACTAGGCCGCCCTTAATAATAAGACGTCCAGTTTCATCACCATCACGGTCAGTTTCACGACTCATATCCATAATAAAAATATCAGCAGCGAAAGAAGCTACACCGTCACCTTTACCAAGGTTGATAAAAGAAGTGTTAATCTGCCAACCATCAATTAGCTGACCACTCTTTGAAACAAAGTTATTTTCACGAAGATTTGCGCCGCTAATTCTAACTACATCAGCATTATCATAACCTACGGTCTGCGCGCTCTTCATATTAGTAAGGTCCTGAATCTGACTATAACCCGGATTGGGACGACCATCATTAGTATACTGTGCAGCAAACATGCTTACAGGAATTTCACTTACTTCTTCACGTCCACCATAAGTCTGCGTCACTTTAATAGTAAGATTAGCTCTTAGATATTTTCTTCCATCCTTCAGAGAACCATCAAATACAGCCGCCTAAAGAAGTTTCCCTACTACATTTACTTTATTCATTGCCTGTTCAAGAATATTCTTCATAATTTTTTTCTCCTTTATTTTTTATCTTTTACAATATTATTATATTTCAAATTTTATTATTAGTCAAATAAAAAGCAGCCCTTTCGGACTGCCTTCCATCAAGCCTTCCATCAAGCCTTAGCAGCCTTCTTCGCGGCCTTTTCAGCAGCCTTCTGCTCAGCCTCAACCTGAGGATCATAGGATAGACCAGCTTCAGTTAGAGTTTCATAACGAATAACCTTCATCTTAGCCTTGCGGGTTTCAGTTGCGGGTTCAAGTTCAACTTCTTCAACACGCTCAGAGACATAACCCTTAGTCCTTAAAGAATTAACACTACCGGTTACGGCGGGGAGAGAAATGCCTAGAGTCTCGGCGATTTCCTGCTTTGTATGTTCCTTGCCAAATTCTTTCTTTAGATAGTTTAGTACGAGTTCGCTATTAACAGTCATAGTAATAATCTCCTTTTTCTTTTTAAAATATTTTTTTATATTAAGAAGTCAGTCTCCCGCCTTCTTATATATCTATTATAATGTATTTTTCGTAAAAAGTCAAATAATAATTTTTTCTTTTTACCGAGGTTGAAGGACTTTTTCTCCCTTTCAACAATTATATTATAGCGTAATTTTTGCTTTTAGTCAATTATTAGACTTTTCTTTTTCTTTAACTTTTTCTTCATTAGAAGAATTAGTTTCTGTCTTTTCTTCTGGCTTGATTTCAAATAGCTCTGAAATTAAAGCTGGTAATTTATCTTCTTCCCCTTCTTTAATTTCATTTATAATTCTTTCAAGTTTAGGAATTAAATCAATTTTATAGCCAGAAATAGCTTTCTTTTCATTCTCAATACGAGTTTCAATTTGCTGAACTACTATAATCGCGCCGACAAGGAAACGAGCATAGTCTCGCTTAGAAAGTGTAACCGGGTCAAAATCAGCCTGACGCATTCTATCATAAAGTTGCTGATAATCATCGCGCATGATAGTAGCAGTCTCTTCACCTTTTTCATCTTTCTTATCATGGTTAATAGAAATCACCTGTTCAGCAAGAACTTCAATAGTATGAGCTAGCTAAGTAAAAAGTTTTAGATAATGTTTATCCATTTTTATTCTCCTTTACATAATCTCAATAGTTGTGTTACTGTCCCTCGCATCTATAATGCGTACTCCAGTTGTAATTCTATTTTGAACTGGAATTGATTCTATATTCAATAATACGGCTTTATTATTAGTAGAAATAAAGATTTTTTCTTGTGTATCAGGAACGGCATAGACCACAGAAAGTTTTTCTTCTTTAGTTGCCATAACTTGTGGTCCTTTTATTCCACGACTTGTTTCTGGAAAATCTTCAATTGAAGTTATTTTACCTTTACCAGACGAAGTAATAGTTAAAATTCCCCTGTAAGGAATATCTTCTTTTACTATAGTTACTGACTGAATAAATTCTCCCGTATTTAATTTAATTGCTTTTACGCCTTTAGTCGCGCGACCAGTAGCAGAAATTTCTTCTACTTTATAGAAATTATAGTTCCCGCCAGAACCGGCAATAAACATTCTATCTTTTTCATTTCTAGATAGAAATACTCCCACAAGACTATCTTTATCTTCCAGTTTTACTGCTACTACGCCTTTCTTTATTTTTGTATTATATTCACTGATTTTACTTTTTTTAATGTATCCATTTTTACTTACTGTAATTAAATTATGATAAGCATTAAAAGAAGTCATATCAGTGAGAAGTATAATTTTTTCATCTCCTTGAACATTGATTAGTTCATAAATTGAATAATCTTTATCACAATCAATATCCGAGAGATTAAAATTATACATACGGCCCGCATTTGTGAAAGCAGCAACAGTTCCAAGTGTAGTTGTATACAAGGTATTTATTAGATTTGCGCCTTTAGGAGGTTTAATATTAGTTCCTTTTCTTCCCCGCTTTGCGCCCTGAATATCATCTCTTTTTACCACGCGCAACATATTATTATCAAAAAGTAAAATACCAACTTCTTCTTCTGAAACTTCTTCCAAGTCTTCAGAATTACTATCAATTAAATTCAATACTTTTGTTCTTCTCTCGTCTCCAAATTTTTCAGCTACATCTTTTAAAATCTTTATTAGTTCTTCATCTAGAGCAGAGGGGTTATTTAATAAGTATTGGAACCAGGATATTTTTTCATTAAGTTCTTCCAGTTCATTATTAAGTTTTACAATATCAAGTTTAGTTAATGAAGAAAGTTTCATAGCAAGAATTGCTTTTACTTGTTCTTCATTAAAGGCATATTCAGAAATCAATTTAACAGATGCTTCTGCTGGATTAGCTGAAGATTTAATTAAAGCAATTATTTCATCAATAATAGAATATGCTTTAATCAAGCCCTCTACAATATTTTTTCTAGCAAGAGCTTTGTCTAAATCAAATTGAATTTCACGACGTTTACAAAGACGAATATGAGTAATATAAGCTTCACAAGCTGTCTTCCATCCAAAAATTTTAGGGAATCTTCCTTGGTCAAGAAGCACCATATTTACAGAATACCAATATTCTAATGAGGTATCTTTATAAAGTTTTTCAATCATTCGTTTTGGATTTACGCCTTTAGAAAGATAAATACGAATATCTGCTTCTTTTTTTGTATGGTCTACTACTCTTTCAATACCATAACTTTCATTGTTATTTACTAATTCAGCGAGTTGATCAATTACAGTATTAGTAAAGACACTATGAGGAAGTTCGGTTGCTTGAATCATGTTTTGATCAGGAATATATTTTAATGTTGCTCTTAATCTAATAGATTCGCCTTTACCAATTTTCAACGATTCTTTTACAGCACTAGGATTTATAATTGTACCGCCGCAAGGAAAATCCGGAATACAATATATTTCATCAAAAGTAGCATTTGGATTTTTAATTAAAGTAATTAACGCATTATTTACTTCTTTAAGATTAAAAGCTGGTACTGAAGTGGCTAAAGCAACCGCAATACCAGAGCATCCATTAACTATATTCCAAAAGCCAATTGAAGGGAAGACACTTGGAATCATTTCAGTATCATCATAATTTGAATAATATTCGTCGCCAATAGCATTTTTCTTTAAGCCATCAAAAAATATACTAGATATTTCCGCGGCTTTCATTTCAACATAACGTGCTTGAGCATGACTATCAGGTGATGTAGGATTACCATAGTTACCCTGAACTGCTTCAAGAGGATAACGATAGGACCATGGTCTTGCCGCGCGAATAAAAGTATCATACATCGCTGCGTCACCATGAACATATGATTGAGTCATAGCCGCTGCGACACTTTTTTGCGCCTTTTGAAATTTATCTTTATAAGTTAATTTGTTTGTATATTGAGCATATAAGCCTTGACGAAGACCAATCTTTAGCATATCTCTTACATCGGGAATTGCTCGTTCCTGCGCGACCGAAGCAGCGTAGGCAAGAAACGATGCCTCTAATGTATTTTGAAAATCTACGTTCTTTTGCATTATTATTTCTCCTTTAATAAAAACGTATCATCCATAATAGTTTCAAATGTTATTTTATTATAATCCCAATATGGTATACGTTTTAAAGGAATATGATTATCTTTTGCATATTTATTTTTAATATTATCATGTTTTTGTCTATCTGCCAGAGTTGATTCTCCACGATTCCATTCTTTATAATGTTGTTCCCCATCATATTCCAATAAAAAATTATTATTTATATAAAAATCAAAAGGTAATGGCTTTTTATCTCTACAATCATTATACCGTTTTTGAACTTCAAATGGAATATTATGTTTTATTAATATGGTTCTAATTAATTCTTCTGCGGATGAAACATTACAACCACAACTTGTTGTTTGACCGCTCATTAAACTATTAGTTACTACATATGTTATATTGCCACAATCACATCGGCATTTCCAAATGGCATCTCCACTTTTTCCATTTGGTCTTGTATAAGTTTTACTATATTCTAATACTAATAATTTTCCAAAGCGTTGTCCAACTAAATTATATCTTCTGGCAGCAGATGTACGCTGCTTTTGAATACATCCGCATGATAAAATATCTCCTCTTCTTAGTGAAGAGCCTCGTGCACTGATTATATTTCCACATTTGCATTGACATTTCCAATATGCTTCAGTTAATTTAATATTATGCAAAATACGGTATTCTTTATCTTCTTCAAGGACGGTGAGAATACTGTCTGGGACACCATGTTCACTTAATATCCAACCCGTCATATCAATTTTTTGTGCCATATCTTCTTATCTCCCATTTTATATTATAACATAAAATTTAATTATTGTCAACTATTTGCGGAATTGGATCTATCCAAGTTGTGAGATCATATCTTAAATTTCTAACTAATTCAACATGGTATTTATTATTTAAATTTAATAAATATAATAATTTTTCTATACTTTTTTGTGCCCATTCTTGCTCCGTCATATAAGGACCACCGGGATCACCACCATTAGCTGTTGAACTAAGAATAATCTCATTTATAGCTGCTATAAATTCTTTTTCATTCATATTATCATCCATTCAAAATTTATGGTTTATTATCTTCAAATACATTTATAATTTTATCAGCAATATTCGCTGCTGTTTCTGATGACAAAGACCAATTAATATATTTTCTATAGCATCCTTCACAATTTTCACTGTCTTGAAG